CTTTTTCGCATACCCCCGCAGTTGGGCAGTTTCTGGTTTAGGCTTGTAAGGGCATAGACGGCTCGCACAGGGCATAACAAAAAGGAAATGAGCAACTTGGCTAATCAACCGAAACCAGCCGAATTGAGGCTATTACAGGGCAATCCAGGCAAACGCGAAATCCGCACAAATGACGCACTCGCACCGTTGGACTACGGATACACCGAGCCATTGCGACCATTAGGCGAGGCAGGGTTGCAATTGTGGAATCAGATTTTTGGTGCTGGTGAATTATGGATTTCGATTCGCACCGATACGCAACTTGTGCAGATGATTTGCGAGCAGTTAGATCGGCGTGAAGTGCTACGACAGCACATCAGCGATAACCCTGATGAATGGCATATGGTCAAGCAGCTCAACGATACCGAAGTGATGATTGTCAAGAATCTCAGCCTGTTGGGATTCACTCCAGCAGACCGAACTCGACTTGGACTGGTATCAGCCAAAACAAAATCAAAGCTCGAAGAATTGCTGGCTCTAAAGGATGCTAAGAAAAATGGATAAACAATCTACGCTCAATGGACTAAAAGCTAAGTCTGGAAATTACAAACGCTACAAGGGTTCGCCATTACGCTATGCCGGTGGCAAATCATTAGCAGTTGGGCAAATACTAGAAAAACTGCCAGAAAACATTGACAGCGTGATGTCACCATTTATGGGTGGTGGCTCTGTGGAAATTGCCATCGCAAAAGAATTACAAATCCCTGTTTCGGCATACGATGTTTTTGATTTGCTAGTGAATTTTTGGCAAGAATTATTAGCGAACAATACTGGATTGGCAGAAAAACTAGAAACCTATTCAGCAGATAGAACGACCTTTGGACAAATCAAAACTGAATTAACTAAGCACTTCAAATCAATTGACCTAATTAGTGATCCGCTCGAACTAGCGGCCAAGTATTATTTCAACCACAATACAAGTTATGGGCCTGGCTTTCTTGGTTGGCCATCAAGTATTTATATGAATGAATCTAAATGGCAAAATTTTATTGCAAAAATTCGGCAGTTTGATGTGCCGTTGCTATCGGTGAGCCAAGCTAGTTTTATTGATTCGATACCTAATAACTTTGATTCATTCATTTACGCTGATCCACCGTATTACCTTGATGGCGATTCCAAGATGTTTAAAGGTATTTATCCTCAGCGTAATTTCCCGATTCATCACAACGGATTTGACCATGAAACATTGCGTGATTTGCTACTGAAACATAAAGCAGGATTTTTATTGTCATATAATGATTGCTCAACTATCCGCGAATGGTATGCCGATTGTGAAATTTATGAACCATCATGGCAATACACAATGGGTCAAGGCGAAACAAGAATTGGTGCTAATCGTTTAGCTAATCAAGAAACTCATGTCAAAAAATCGCACGAATTATTGATTAGGAAACTGCCAAATGGATAGTTGGCCACCGGCTTACCTGACACCAGTTGCACCTGACGCTATTGAGCGAGGTGATGGTGACATTGCCGGAATGTTCGCTGAGGCATTTGGCTCTATCGGTAAAGATGGCATCGCGGGTCGAGCAGGTGAAGCGTTACATCTACGCGACTGGCAAAAAGAATTGCTAAAGCACTTATACGCAAGAGATGAAAATGGTGGCTTGGTTCATCAGATGGCTCTAATCGGTATGCCACGAAAAAACGGTAAGTCAGCATTGACTTCAGCCGCCATCGGACTTTACTCGCTGATTGCTGAGGGCATCACCGGTGGTGAAGTTATCGCTGTTGCAGCCACGCGCGATCAGGCACGAATCGTTTTCAATGAAGCCAAGCGAATGATTACCACCAGCGAACTCAATGACCAAGTTGAGGTTTATCGTGATTCGATTTTTGTGCCAGCCACACACTCAGTTTTCAAAGTGCTTTCAGCCGATGCGTTTAGTGCTGAGGGTTTGAACCCTAGCCGAGTAATTATTGACGAACTTCACGCACAACCTAACCGCGAATTGTTTGATGTTATGTCGCTGGCGATGGGTAACAGAGGCAAGATTGGACAGCTCGTTGCTATCACAACTGCCGGAGTAAAGTCCGACAGCACCGGTCAAGATTCAATTGCGTTTAGCCTTTACAACTACGGCAAGAAAGTTTGCTCTGGCGAAATTGATGACCCTGCATTTTTTATGGCTTGGTGGGAAGCACCACAAGAGGCAGACCACCGCAACCCGACTGTTTGGCGTATCGCTAATCCAGGCTTTGATGACATTGTTTCGGCAGCGGATTTTGAATCAGCGGTAAGGCGAACACCAGAGGCAGAGTTTCGCACCAAGCGTTTGAACCAATGGGTTTCATCATCAATCAGTTGGTTGCCATCTGGCACTTGGGAAAACCTAGCCGAACCGCGCGAGCTTGATCCAAACGCTGAATACATCTTGGGCTTTGATGGCTCGTTTAGCGGTGACACCACCGTTATTGTTGGTTGCACGATACCGGCCACAGATGAAGAAAAGCCGTATCTATTTCTAATCAAAGCTTGGGAAAAGCCTGAAGATGCTGATGACCTTTGGCGAGTAGATATCCAAGATGCTGAGTATGAGATACAGCGTTTCTGTGGAATGTATAAAGTCCGAGAGGTTGCCTGTGACCCGTTTCGCTGGCAACGCTCAATGGAAGTGCTGGCTGATGCTGGTGTGCCAATTGTGGAGTGGCCATCTACATCGGCAAAGCGTATGGTGACGGCTTGTGCCAGATTCTATGACGCGGTTACTCTAGGCAATTTGGCTAATGATGGTGACCCGATGGTTCGCAGACACTTCACAAATGCTGTAACTCGAACCGATAATTTGGGAACTCGCATCGTAAAAGAAAACCGCAATTCCAATCGCAGAATTGACGCAGCTGTTGCATCCATCATTGCCTATGACCGAGCAGTTGCTAAAATTGAATCACAGGTTATCCCTGAGTTTTTTCTATAGGCGGAGTTTATGGCAAGCATCTTTGATTTCTTCAAGCGCGAGGAACGCGCCATTTCATTCCAAACTATTTGGGGTGCTGGCGGTGACATTGTAGGCGAAAACAACGCTGGTGTTGCTATCAACGGCAAAAACGCATTTGAGATTGTCGCGTTCTTTTCAGCAGTCAGCCTAATCTCTGACACCATTAGCACTTTGCCAGTAGATGCGTTTATCCGCATTGATGGTGATCGTAAGCCATATCGACCTCGACCAGCATGGATTGACCAGCCGGATGTGGATACCACTCGTCAAGCACACTATGGCGCAGTAGTCACATCGCTATTGGTTTATGGAAATTCATACACTCGCGTTTATCGTAACAACAAAGGCGAGGTCATCAACTTAGTTGTGCTTGACCCTAATTCAGTTGAGGTGAAACGCAACTCAATCGGGCAAAAGATGTTTGTGGTTGCCGGTGAAGATAAACCACTAACTAGCGATGACATCATTCACATTATTGACCTAGCAGAGCCAGGCTCGCTTACTGGTATTGCTCGCGTAGCCAAGCTCAAAGATGCACTTGGCGTAGCAACCGCACTTCAGGCATACGCTGGCAGATTCTTTGGACAAGGTGCGACCACTAACGGCATCATCGAATTTCCAGGCGCACTAACTGCCGAGCAAGCCAAAAACCTAGTTGATGGATTTGACCACCGACACAGCGGATGGCGCAAGTCATCACGCACTGGTATTTTGTCTGGTGGTGCTAAGTATGTGCCAACTAATGTGCCTAATGACCAAGCACAATTCTTAGACAGCCGCCGATTTGCTGTTGAGGAAATGGCTCGTATGTTCAATATTCCATTGAGCATGATGGGTGTGCCAGGCGCACAAAGTTACGCGTCAGTTGAATCTAATGCGATTCAGTTTGTTACACACACGCTCAGACCAATCCTAGAAAAGTTGGAGTGGTCATACTCAAAACTATTGCCAACCACAGCGTTCATCAAATTCAACTTCAACGCCTTATTGCGTGGTGACTTGGCATCGCGTTCATCGTCATACTCAGTTGCACTTCAGGCTGGTTACATGAGCGTAAATGATGTCCGCAGACTTGAGGACTTGTCACCTGTAACCGATGGCGATCAGTTTAGAGTGCCATTAGCCAACATTGATTTGACATCAACTGCC